ACACTTCATTGATAGCTTCTAAGTGTCTTTCAACATAACCTTTAATTTTTTTTAAAATAAATTGTGCTTTCATCTTATGCTTCTCCTCAAACTCAAACTGTTCTATGTGAGTTTTAAAAGCAAATTCCACATCATCAATCTTTGCCTGACCTACTAATATAGTTTGAAACCAATCATGGACAAATGTACCAGCTTTAAAACTGATAGATGGTTTTTCTTGTTTAAATTTTAAGTATGGAAATAGTTGATATTTGTTATACCACATCCAATTAGAAAGTGCTGTTTGACTAGGTGAGGTTGTTGCTTTATTAAAATCACCTTCAGTCCAAGCTAAATCTGTAAATCTTTCTTCCATCTGATTAAAGTATTTACAAATTATTTACAATTAAGTCAATAGTTTTATTTGATTTATTTTTCAAATAATATATCTAATATAAATGACTGTAGAAAAGGTGAATTTAAATTGGGAAGAAATATTATCAAGTGCTTCAACTGGGATTGTCAGGGAAGTTGAAAGCCTTAGACAAAATATTAAGTGGGGTCATGGTGCTAAGTTTGATCGTTATCAAAAGTGGGGTCAGACAGTTTCAGGTACAATGTGCGAAATGGCTTTGGCCAAAAAAATGAAATCGTATTTTACTCATTCAGTTAACAATTTTCATGGTAAGGATTTAATCATAGATAATAAACCAGTACAAGTCAGATCACAGCTATATTCAAAGCCTAATAAATCACTTATTATAAGACAAGGACATAAACCTGAAGATTATTACTTCTATGTTGGTGATGATTGCCCAACCTTTTATTTTTATGGCTACATACTGGCAAAAGATTGTCGGAAATATGGCAAGTGGACAGACTTCAATCAAGACAGGCCTCATGTTTGGTCTGTACCTATTGAAAGCCTTAAACCTATTACAGAATTTATAAATGAAACCTAGTTTAGAACCATTCTTAAAAGTAGAGCATTCATTATTGGATAATGAGGTGCTAACATCTACTGAGAAATGCCTCTATATGCTTCTGAGAAGGCTTGAGAACGCACCTAAAGGCTGTACACCTTCCTATGCCTATTTAAAACGAAAACTTAAAATAAAGGACAATAGGACAGTTCTGAGAGCTTTGGACAGACTACAATTATTTGGCTATATTACATGGGTAAATAGAGGCCAGAATAAAAGTAACAAATATCATTTTAGAGGGGATACTAATTTTCAATCTATATTGCAAGACAACCTAAGATTGCGTAAGGTTATGGCACAGAAACAGAAGAATAGATACAACCAAAAGTTGAGGGATAACTTTGTGAATAAAAGGGGGATAAAAGTTATAAATAGTTAACATCTTATTAACAAGGGGTTTGTCGGTGGTGTAATGGATGCAAATCGTTGGTGTAATAAATGTACCTTAATAAAGATATAATATAAATATATAACTAGTTAGTAATATGACTAAATATGTACCAATAAAAACTATACAGTATGAATTAAGTAAAATTAGAAAGTCTTCTAATTTCAACTATCAAAGAGCTATAGAACGAAATAGAAATAATCAGGCTAAAAACCCCCCCCTGACTAACCTTATTAACTTTCTTAAAAACAAGAATACACCTGAAAAAATTATTGATAAGATAGTGGGTGAGTATTGGGCTGAAGTTGAAAAAGATAATAGATATGAAATAGATATTGCAAAGAAACTCAAGATGAAGTATGTTAAATAAGTTAACATACAATATCTAGGTATTCAGGATATGGGGGTTTCTTACACCTTTCTTTCTACAACCCCCTATCCTCCTTCAACTAATAGGTAGCTTTTAACTTGAAGCTAACTTCAATATAATCTTCCCATGATTCAATATCATCTACATGATGATTTAATTGTCTTACCAACTCAAAAAGATCATTAACATCACCTATATTTATTGTCTTTCCTTTTTTTATAATAGGTTGTTTTAGCTCTGTTGTTTTTTGTTTCTTACTATCATATTTTTGTGATTGATAGCTTACTGGTGTTATATTAACATCATCATAGCTTATAAATGGTCGCATTATTTCCTTCCTTTATTTTAGTCTTTCATACAAGTTTGTACTTTTCTGTAAGCAACAACTTTAAAATCATAACCAACAGTATCTCTATCAATTTTTAATTTTAATTGTTCTTGCCAATCAATTAAGGGATTACCTTTACAATCGTAATCTATCCCAATAAATCTAGGTTTTTTAAAACCTATCCATTTTTCATTCTTCATTGTTTCCTTCCTTTCTTTATATTCCAAAGTGTTTTGGATATTATTTTAGCTTCATTTCTTGTTAGTATTGTCTTTGGAATTAGTTTTAATATCTTGCTGTTTATCTTTGAGATATTGTTCGTATCTTTCTCTAATTTTATCATCTCTTTCAAAAGTATTTACCCCACATAGCTCTAAATTTAGCTTGTATTCTAAATAACCTTTTATCCTTTCCATCTATTGACAGCATTATAAAATAATTAACAAGGTTGCAAGTAATATTATTAATATAAAAGCTATCCTTACTTTCTTTCTATGTATTGGACGACCTCTAATTATCATTTTATTATTCTATATTTATCTTTTAAATGATCTATTAATTGGTCGTAGGTTGGGATATTTTGATTGTCAAAGTTACTTTTTATTTCAACCTCAATATCCTCTATATCTTCAGGAAAATATCTACCTGAATTTTGATATATCTTTTTAATGGCCTCTAATTGTTGGTTGGTAGGTTGATCTTCTTGAAAAAAAGAATAGCTATCAAATCCATTTCTGTCAGTTACTCTAATGTTCCATACTTTCATATTTACCTCTTAGTTTGTTATTAAATAATAAGTTAATAAAATTACTTCAATTATTATGTATGCTTCAATCATAATTTATTCATCATCATCAAAATCATTTAACCAATAAACTATTCCGCCTTGTATTATATACTCATCTTTATTAGCTAGTTCTTTCTTGCTATAAGTTGATAAATAACCCCAGTTTGTATGGCCAAATCTTTCCATACAATAATCATCTCTTATTTCTGAGCTATCTTGCATTTTTTTTATCCTCACTTTCTTTCATAATCATATCAATTAAGGTATCAGAGCTATAATTTTTTAATAAATCTTGAAGTTGCTCTAATGCTTTTTTCTTTTTTTGATACATCTTATCTTTGTTTTCTGTCCTTACTAAGTCTAATGCGTCAAAGTCTATTGCCATTATTCCTCACCTTCCTCATAGCTTCCTGTTATTTGAAAGTGATCTCTTTCTATTACTTCATCACCCATAAAATCACCGCTACTCACAATTTTTTCAGCTTCTTTTAAGTTTTTAGCTTGTATTTTTACTTGTGAAGTAACTTCCTCAACAAAGTCTATTACATAAGTTTTCATTATGCCTTTCCTTTCATATGTTGATCTATCCATTTTTTAGCTTGTTCAACTGTTGCAAATTCTTCAGCAACAACATCTAATCTGTTTGGTGTCCAAATAGCATAATGATCTATTTCATCATAACCTTCTGAACAATCATAAACATGATCTATGTACCATTTTTTATAAATTATTTGATCTAACATAAATTAACCTCTTTCTGTACTAGGTAGCATTAATAAAAACTTAACAATGAATAAAGCAAACATACTAAGACCCAAAGTTAAATTAATATGAGTTATTACAAATAGGCCTAATAAAGCTAATCCAAAGCATAAACTAAAATATATTGCTCTAATCATTACAGACCGCCTTGAGTTGCCCATGTATGTAAAATTAACAACATCAAACCAGTCAGGCTTGAGGCCATAAATAAAAACACAAAAGCTTTAAATAAAAAATCTTTCATATCTGACCTCTTTCTTTTTGGTTTATATCAACTACATAATATTCTTGATGATCTTCTTCATTATCAAACTTGCTATAGATATATTCCCATCCATGTTCAAAGCTAGTAAATGCTTTATCAGGAAATATTCTATTGTTCATCCAGTCAACTATTTTAAATTTATCTTTCATTATATTAGACCTCTTTCTTTCATCTCTTTTTTAAATGTACTTGCTACAAGCTCATCATCATTATGATAATTGCCATCAATCAAAGCTGTTTTAATTGCTTTGTTGTCTTCATTATGAGCATATACATAATTTCTTTTTGTTGGAAATTTCTTTCCATTTATTGAAACAGTATAGCCTTGTAAATATCCAAAATAATATTTTGGTTTTACTTTGATTTTTAAGTCTTCTATTTTCATAATTACCCTTCTATAATTCCTATTATGTTTCCTTCACTATTACACTTCCAACCTTGAGCCTGTTGTCGTTTAATTATGTTAGTCAATGAATCTTTGTCATATTGTTTGATTACTTCATCATATTCAAGGTGTGAATATTTTGGTAACTGTTGAACATAACTTTGCTCATCATCACTTAAACAATCAAACCAATCATAACCAACATCATTAATACAAACTGTCTTTGTTTTAAAAACTTGATCTTCAAAGTTATTAAAGAAGTCAAAATTTTTACCAGTTACTAAGTCTTGAATAGTAGCATATTTATTTTTTGTCATTGTTTCACCTTCCTTTGTTAGTTATTGACAGATTATACTTATTGAATTTATTTGTCAATAGTTTATTAAGCAACTTTTTTTTCAGTTAAAATTGTATAGTCAAGATTACAAAGTTTATTTAAATCAAAGTCTTTTAATGCTTCTTTGATCTTATCTTCATAATTGATTACTAAGCTTTCAGCTAAAAAAATAGACTTCTTCAAAAATAAATAGCTCTTTATATCATGTCTAGTACCTTTTAATGCTGAAGCAATATGCTGTACTACAAACAATTTTGATGCAATATCAACGCTGAAATCATACTGTCTTCCATCACAATATTGTCTATGGTTTTTTTCATATTGTCTTTCAAGCTTGTAAATTTCATCTCTGTAAGCTTTCCAGTCTATGTTGTTTAATATTCTTAATGAGCTGTAAGCGTCATTAATCATTTTAATAATGTCTTTATAAGTCATAATTGCCCTTCCTTTTTAGTTGTTTTTTGTGTATAAATTAAACATAACAAACAATTATATTATTGTCAATAGTTTGTCAATACTTAAATATAAAATAATATGAACAAAATAAAATTCGATTCAGCTACTTTGGAAGATGTGTTTGAACAACTGGCCTTAGGCAAATCTGTAAAATCTGTTCTAGATGATAAGAACCTATCTTATGAAGGCCTTAGAAAGTTAATGAGAAAGAAACCAAAGATTAGAAGATTATATGAAGAAGCAAAGGAAGACGGCATTGATTACCTTTTAAGCAATAATATTGATATGTTAAATAAAACTGTTGATGAATTCAAAGCAAATGGTAAAGGCGATCTAGCTATTACTAATCTATTAAAAGAAATAACTAATTTAAATAGATGGAAAGCATCAAAGTTATTACCGAAATATAATGATAATGCTCAGAAATTACAGCTTTCTAACGCTGATAATAAGCCCTTGATTGTTAAATGGGCTAAAGATTAAATAAAAATTATTCAATAAAAACAATATTAATACACTTGCAAAGCTTAAAGATTTTCTATGCTTTG